CCAAAGGCCGGGCTTCGTATAACGCAGCCAACCCCGGTAAGCCGGGGCTGAAACGTCCGCAGCCGGAAGGTGGCGCTCGTAAGAAATCATTCTGCGCGAGAATGTCGGGAATGAAGAAAAAGCTGACAAGCGCAAAGACAGCCAATGATCCCAACAGTCGTATCAACAAGTCCCTCAGAGCATGGAACTGTTGAAATGGAAATGTTGGTTTGGAACATGGTTCTTACGGGAATCGTGGCCGTTTTGGGTTTTGTTGTGAAAGAGAAGTTTGCCGAACTTCAACGGTTGGGCATTCTCCTCAATAAGACCCGAGAAGAAGTGGCTCGTGATCATGTTACTCGTGCAGAAGTCCGAGCCGATGCCCAGATGCTTCTTGACCGGCTTGACCGGCTGGAGCAGAAGATAGACAGATTGGTGAACCACAATGCCAAGCAAGTCTAAAGCACAGCGTAACCTTATGGCCGCTGCCGCACATAACCCAGCCTTTGCTAAAAAAGTTGGCGTTCCGATGAAAGTAGCGAAGGAATTTAATAAGGCCGACAAGGGCCGCAAATTCAGGAGTAAATCCAAATGATGCGTCGAGGATTTGGTAAAGGTATGGCAGACATGGCTGGTCGAGCCATGAGAGGTCCGAGTGCAGATATGGCGGGTCGGGCTATGGTTGCGCCTCCTACTCGTATCAATCGTCCGGTTGAACCGGAAATGTCCTACAAAAAAGGTGGCATGATGAAATCTAAGATGGCTGACAAAGCTGGTCGTGCCATGAAGAACCGTTCGGCTGACAAGATGGGCCGTGCGATGACCAAGAAAATGGACGGTGTTGCTATGAAAGGCAAAACCAAAGGCAAGATGGTGAAGATGCGTATGGGAGGGGCTTGCAAATGAGCAGCGGCCCAAAAACTCGCGGGTCGTATGGTCCTACCAGCCCCCGTGGTCAGGCTGCGGCTCAGAAGCAGGCTGCTGCTATTCAAGCCGTCAAAGATCAAGACATGGCTAAGAAGATGCGCGAGGCTTATGAGAACTTCCAGAAGAGTCCCGAGGCCGACACTATCGGTATGAAGAAGGGTGGTATGCCTGATTTGACGGGTGACGGTAAGGTTACTCGCGCTGACGTTTTGAAAGGCCGTGGTGTCTTCAAAAAGGGCGGTGCCGTTAAGTCTTCCGCTTCCAAGCGTGCTGACGGTATTGCTCAGCGTGGTAAAACTCGTGGGAAATTTGTATGAAACACAAAATGCGTAAATTTGAAGAGGGTGGCCCGACAGATTATGCAAAGTCAGGGAGTGCTGGTGGTACTAACATCAGCTTCGGTGACGCGTTCAAGGCCGCACGTAAGCAGGGTTTAGGCACTTTCACTTGGCGTGGTAAGAAGTACACCACTGATACCAAGGAAGAAAAGGCTGACAAAACCCTTGATGATGAAGTCAAAGTCAAGAGCAAGCGTCCTGACTTTAGCGAGATCTACGCCCGTGACACCGTGACGGATAAGACTGGCATGGGTCAGCGTGGTCCGTCTGGCCGTGGCGGTAAGCGGAATATGACCGTTGATCAGAAGATTGGCGAGTCAATCCGCGCTACTAGTGCGGGTTTTGACAAAAAGTATAAAGACGAAGGCAGTGTTTTCAGCCGCTTAGCGCGTGGAGCGGGTTTCCGTAAGGGCGGCTCTGTCAAATCTTCCGCTTCCAAGCGTGCTGACGGCATCGCTGTTCGCGGCAAGACAAAGGGGCGGATGGTCTGATGATGCCCTCCCGAGGCATGGGTGATATCAACCCCAAAAAGGTGCCGCGAGCAAAGCGGCGCGGGGATTCTAAGCCTGTGATCGGGACGGGTAAGCCTATTCGTACTTTCAAGAAGGGCGGCGAGAGCAAGGTCAACGAGGCTGGTAACTACTCCAAGCCCGGTATGCGTAAAGCATTGTTCAACAGCATCAAGAATAGTGCTGTTCAGGGCACGGCGGCAGGTCAATGGTCGGCTCGTAAGGCGCAGTTGTTGGCTAAACGGTATAAGGAAAAAGGCGGCGGATATACGTCATGAAAGCCCCGCAGCAATCCTTGAAGGCATGGACTGCCCAGAAATGGAGAACTAAAAGTGGTAAACGATCTTCTGACACGGGTGAAAGGTATCTACCAGAGGCTGCGATTAAAGCTCTCAGCCCTGCTGAATACGCCCGAACCACCGCCGCCAAGCGCAAAGGAAAAGCCCAAGGCAAGCAGTTCGTCGCGCAGCCCAAAGGTATCTCGCAAAAAACCCGTGCGTATCGTCAAAGGGGTAAGTAAGTGACGCTTGGAGATTTTCTCAAAGCCCGACTTGACGCTGCGGCAGAAGCTCGGCGTATTGAAGGGGGATCGCCTGCTAAAGAAGTTGCTGGTAAATCTATTGGCAAGTACGGCCTTTTCTACATCACTTTGATTGTGGTGATTGGGGTCGTTTCTAGTCTTCAGTTGGATAACGAGAAAATCGCTGCCGTTATGGGTTTGCTTGGCGCGTCTTTGACCGCGTTAATCTCCATGCTGAATAACATCGCTGGAGCAAGTGATAAGGTAGAAGAGAAGCCCGAGTTTGCTGTCATCAGAGAACTTATTGCCAAACTCGATAAACTGGATCGGAAAGAAATGCCGATGCGAGTGGACGTTGAGGGCGATCATGTCACTGTCACCAAGGGTGACGACGTAGTGACAGCGAGGAAGTAATGGTAGACAAGACTACAGCTACGACAGACTTCAACCTCGACCTTAATACAATTATTGAGGAGGCCTTCGAGCGTTGTGGTGCTGAACTGCGTACGGGATACGACTTCCGTACGTCAAAGCGTAGTCTTGCCCTGCTCCTGATGGATTGGGCTAATCGGGGTATCAACCTCTGGACGCTAGAGGAAGGTACCAAGACGCTGACCTACAACGTCGGCACGTACGACCTGCCGGTAGATACGGTGGACCTGCTTGATCACGTGATCCGCACTGGGTCTGGTCAAAACCAGCAGGACATCAACATCTCACGTATCTCGTCCAGTACGTACGTATCTATCCCAAACAAAAACGCGACGGGTCGTCCGATTCAGATTTGGATCAATCGACGTACGGGAGCCACGGCTGCTGACGGTACTATCGTTTATCCGCAGTTCACTGTATGGCCGAAGCCAGACAACTCGACTACATGGATTCTGTATTACACCCGCCTGCGTCGGATGTTTGATCCCGGCACGGGCGTGAACGGACAGGACATTCCGTTTCGGTTTTTGCCCTGCATGGTGGCAGGTCTGGCTTATATGCTGTCGATGAAGATTCCGGGTGCGGCTGAACGCACGCAAATCCTGAAAGCCCAGTACGACGAGGCTTGGGACTTGGCGGCTGGCGAGGATCGGGAAAAGGCGGCGGTGCGGTTTGTTCCACGTGAGAGCTTCTTGGGTGGCTACTAATGCCAAACAGGTTCGCAAGTGGCAAACACGCGATTGCGATGTGCGACCGGTGCGGGTTTCAGTACAAACTGCGCCAGTTAAAGTCGATTGTGGTGAAGACCAAGAACGTGAACATCTTGGTCTGTCCGGAGTGCTGGGAGCCTGACCAACCCCAGTTGTCTCTTGGTCTGTATCCTGTGGATGACCCGCAGGCTCTACGGAACCCGAGACCGGATACGAGTTACTTTGCGGTCGGTAATGACGGTGCCAATGGTAGCCGTCAGATACAATGGGGCTGGGCACCCGTGGGCGGTGCCAGAGCGGATGATGCCGGACTGACGCCTAATGATTTAGCGCCGTTTGGTCAGGTGGGAACGGTAACGGTCGTTACGACCTAGGAGATTGAGATGGCGAAGAGCAAACTTGAAAAACACGCGGAGCTTCCGGCGAGCAAGGCTCATGGTCCGGGTCGGGTAAAGAATATGCGTGCTGGTGGCAAGACCAACAGCGAAATGAAGAAGTACGGTCGGAATATGGCGAAGGTGATGAACCAACGCAGCCCGATGCGCGGCTCTTCGGGTCCGAGGTAAGTGCCATGAAAGAATTGAATCCCGGCAAGATTAGGCCGAACACCGATTCGACGGGGCGTAATGGCTACCCGGAGAAGGACGTGAACAAGGGCGTCACCCATATGGATATGAAGGGTGCTGGTGCTGCCACGAAGGGTAAGAAGTTCGTGTCGCAGATCAACCTTGAAAACAACGCTAAATACAGGTCTGGCTGGTCCCCGTGAATTACTCTCAGCTTTCTACACTGATTCAGGATTATTGTGAGTCCTCGGAGCAGAGCTTCGTGGCTAATATCCCGACTTTTGTGCAGTTAGCTGAAGAGCGGATTTATAACTCGGTTCAAATCCCGGCCATCCGTAAGAACGTCACGGGAACGATGACGAATACTTTCCCGTACTTCCAGTTGCCCTCGGACTGGCTTTCGACGTTTTCGCTGGCCGTGATTGACCCGATTACAGGCGAGTACGAGTACCTGCTGAATAAGGATGTGAACTACATCCGCGCTGCGTATCCGCCGCCGAATAGTTATGGCAAGCCCAAGTACTACGCGATCTGGGACGACAACACCATGATCCTTGGGCC